GGTTTCCCTGCTGCGTACCCAGCTCCAACCAACCCTGTGCCTCCTATTGCTGCTGCAGCGACAGGAGAACTTTTAATTGCCTGACCAGCCATTGAGGAAGCGTTGCTTAGATAGCTCTTTCTTAATGCAGGAATTCCTCGACCAGCCATACCTCTCGTCCCGTACGCCCGACCCAACTGTTTTCCAGCACCCATAAGTCCTTTACTCAATCGCGTTACAGAACTTACCGCACTTCTGGCAAGACCGGCAATTGGAAACCCAAGCTTTTCCAACTCATCTTGAAACGCTGCCTCGGCAATGTCAGAAGCTGACTTACTCATAGGTGCTGATGTCGGAGGTTTTGTTGATCCCATATTATAACCGATGGTTACACCTTTTCTTAGATATTGGTTAGCAAGTATGGCATTTTCTTTTTTATTAAAAGCTTTGAATGAATCGACTATTGATTTATTCTCTTTCGCGTTTGCCTCAGAAAATGCGGTTGCCATTTCATTTCCCATTCTTTCGGCACCAGCACGGACGCCAAATCGATGACCAACAGCTGCGCCACCACCTGCAAGCGCGGCTCCACCACCAATCATTCCAAGTATAGTTTTGGCAGCCAGGGCTTCTTTATTCATAAAAACTTCCTTTGAAAAAGTTTTCATATCATTATATAATATATTATAGAATATAAATTACATGTTTAACAAGGGCAAAATTAAATTAATAAATTAGTAATACCATAAAAAATATTATATTTTCTATAATATAAGGACTTATGGAGATAAGATGGCAAAAATTCCATTCAAAAAATTTATCATTACACTTCTATTTTGTGGAAAAGATGTTAATGAAATCGTAGATAAATTAAAAACCTTTCATTATAAAGTATATCCTGAAGAGGTGTCCCACATATTCGATGATGTCCGGGCTGTTCTCCCCGCGTCGATTATAGATATCCTTGATACCAGGGGTCTTTTGAGATTAAGTGAAGAGCAGCATATTCAATGGCTTAATCACTTCGGTGTGTTTGAGGTATACGACCATATCCTCCGTTCTGCAAAAAACGTAAATGATCCCCCAAATTATTTCAAGTGGTGCGACGATTGTGTGTGGATACATACACATGAAGACATTATGTCAATTGTTAATATATTTCTCTTTAACGATGAGTCTATTGAAACGATCTCTGACGTTCTAATTGTAAAATTCAAAAGAAAAGTTGGCGTTGATGCGTTAGAGTTGTATAAAAAAATCTTCTGGGATATGACCGAGATCTCTGCAAAAGAAGCAATGAGATTCTGTATTCCGTTTATGAGCAATGCTTTAATAATAAGAAATTTCAGGTCTGGGTCGGAGATTGCAATAATCAATGAGGCATCTCACGACGGATGTGACGTACCATTTCATTTCCATGATATGAATTATATCAAATGGAAAATAGGTTACAAAGTTGAACCGCCAAGGCCGAAAGATTTCCTAGAAAAAGTTCAGACCGATAGTATGTATAAATACTATGAGGCCATGGCTATGACCCAGAGTATTGAAATCGATGAAGAAACCGGTAGTAATGATGCTGGTGGATTTGATAACACGAAGATAAAACGTCGAAATGTCGAAGAGATGAAAGCTAATGCCGCCAAGAAGTGGCTCGATATATATGTCAAGGCTAAAGAGCACATGCCAGACGACAGAAGTGATTCAGACGACTTCTTCAAGAAGATGAGTCAGCTTGAATTGGGGTTCGATGACTGTAAAGAAAGCATTGCCAATATTGACGATTTGCCAGACGTGATGGGTGACATAGCAGGTGATCAAACAAGCTTATGAGTATAACCCCGGCACAATTTGCAACGGGGGTATTCCATTTAAATAGGATGCCCCTTCAAATGCCTTATGATTCCATGAGGCACCTTTACCCTATTTATAATAAAAAGTCTAACGCAATGATGTTCAAGTTTGCGCGTCAGACTCATAAATCTACAACTACCGGTTTTAAAATATCACTTCCAGCAATTAAATACCAATCGTACCATGCTTTGTATGTTGCTCCCACCGGTAATCAGGTTTCAGTATTCTCAACAGATAAGCTCAATAGCGCACTGCATGAATCCGATCTGGTTAAAGATCATTATTTTGACACCAAAACTAAAGACCAGGTGTCATATAAGGAAATGAAGAATGGGAGTAAAATATACCTTCGGTCCGCTTACCACACAGCCGACTCCATACGCGGCATATCCGCCGACTTAACCGCTATAGACGAAATACAGGATGTTGTAAGTGACCACATTCCGGTTATTGAGCAGTCAATGAGTCATAGCCTTGCCAAGTGGGAGCAGCTGGTAGAAAAGTATCCTGATTTACCGCTGCACTTATTCAACTGTAAGCTATACGCTGGAACTCCTAAAACTGTTGAAAATACTATGGAGAAATATTGGGATGAGTCAACTCAGAACGAATGGATTATTAAATGTGAGAACACCGGATGTAAAAAATATAATTTAATTAATGAATATAATATTGGAGACACCTGTCTGATATGTAATAAATGTGGCAAGCCGATACATTATCGTGACGGACAATGGATCACAATGAACAACAACGATCCATTCATAGATGGGTTCAGGCTTCCTCAGATTGTTTTAAACTGGGTAAATAATGAAAGGATTCCAGAAGCATGGCAGATAAATGTTATACGACCGAGAAAGATCTATTCAACTGAGAAATACTTCAATGAAGTTTTGGCTCTTCCATACGCCGCAGCGAAACATCCGTTAAGCGTTTCTGAAATCAAAAGGTGTTGTCAGGAATATGAGATGGTAGAAGAGGATTGGGCTCAAAGCGACCCGCTTTGCAAAGGCGGTCTTGTTTTTGCCGGTGTGGATTGGGGGAAAGGAGACACAGCGTCCGGAACGTCTTATTCAATGTTGACCATAAGCGCGTGGCACCAGGCGAGATTTAAAGTATTGTTTAAAAAGAAATATACTGGTAGACTTTCAGCGCCGCTACCTCAAGTAAAAGACATGCTAAGAATCATAAACAGATTCAGGTGCGTCCTTACTATTGCTGACACAGGAGATGGAAGAACGTCAAACGCACTTATGGTAGAGGCTTTAGGGCCTCAGAGGTTTGGTGAAATATACGAGCATGGATCTCTTAAAAAGAAAATAAAGTGGGATAAGGATAAGGGCTATTATATCATGAACAGAACCCAGATGATGACTGATTTTATAATGGAAATCAAAAGGGCCGAGGTTGATTTTTTTAGGTATGAGCAGTTCAAAGAGTTCCAACCTGACTTCACAGGTATATACGCTGAATACAGCGAACAATTAAGAATGACTAAATATGACCATAATGTTCCCGATGATGCGTTCCATTCATATATGTTTAGTAGGGTAGCGTGTAAAATAATGAAAGGTGAGTTTTCAAAATACCTTAGCGGAGGAGCCGACACGTTCGGCGAAGAAGAGACTGCAGCAATATCAATGTAAGGAGTTTAGTATGATAAAGATATCTCCATTCAAATCAATGGCACAAATGAGGATGTTCTTTGCAAAAGAAAAGAGCGGAGAACTTCCTAAAGGCACCGCCAAAAGGTGGGCTCATGAAACGAAGAGTATAAAATCTCTTCCAGAACATGTAAAGAAAGCTGATCTTTCTGATCAATTTATCAAAATAGCAAAGAAGCTGTTTGACCCTGTGAAATCCCCTCCGTTGTCAGCAAGTACGATTCAACAAGACACAATTGAATCTGTAAGGGCTGACAAAATGAAAGACATGTCTCCTGTTGAATACCGTAATGAGGTTACCGCAAGGAGAACCGGTATAGCCAGTAGAAATCGCCAAACAGCCCAGGCAAATATTTAGGGAAGAATCAACCCTCTGTTTTGTGCAGCATAGGCTCGTTTGTTTATCTCAAAAGTCTGGTCGACAGTTGCTATGTTTACGCCATCATGGGCAAGGGCCGCATCGTTGAATATTTCCTGTATAGCGGCATCAAACAACTCTTCATACCATTGAACTGATTTCTGGTATTCACCGAGCTCTGCACCCCTGAATTCATTAATCAGGTTGCGTTGTATTTGCTTCATAGCAGCCATTTCAATTCGGCTTGTTTTCTTTCGTAGAGTGTACTCGAGGCATTTTGCTACATATGATTTAAATATCATTGTCAACAATTCGTCACGATCCTGTTTAGGATCGGCGTTTGATATTGTGTCCTTAAGCTCCTTCTGGAAATTGAAACCTGATGATTCCATAAAAAGTTTCCACCCTTTTTGATGATTAATAGTATTATATATAAGATAACATAGGGAAGGCGATTAATCAATAATAGTTGCAAGCTAATGACTTATATGTTATATTTTTGGTATAACCTTCACTTCGGCATTTATAATGAATTTATTAGTTGATAATATAAAGAACATAGCCCACAAGGCGTCTGAAGATTATTTACTTACCGACGTCGATATGAACGATACTATATTATCATCATACTATTCTGGCGACATTTCTAATTTAGAAATATTAAAACGAATCTGCGAACTTTCTAATCAGAATGTCTATCTGTCGCTATTTCAAAGCGAAGACACCGACAAGACAAATGTTTCTTTTGTGCTTGCCGATTTTAATAAATTGAAAACTGAAATTTTAAAAAGTGAGAAAGCTATGGAAAATTACGCAACACCACCTAGCGATTTCCGTTCACTGTTAACGCTTATTGTAGGACCAAACGCTGGCAATATAGAGCAAGCCCCTAATGACGGTGAAAAGCTTGCTGAATTTCAGAAGGTGGGAAATTATAAAAACGCCTTCGCAGCATTTGCCAGTGGTATTGAAACATTGCGGTATAGTGAGGTGCAGAATGCCGAAAAGGCGTTTCTTAAAATAGCTCATGATACAAAATTGATGGTTTCAAGCGGCGAGTCAATAGGTGATATAGCAAAGGTCGCGTCAAGGTTCGTTAAGGATGAAGGATTTGATCCTATGAAAATAGCCACGGCTTACGATGTGATTCATAGGGACCTGGTAAGAGATGGTTTTACTGTAAAAACCGTGTTTACAAAAACGTCATCTCTCCGGGTTAATAAAAATTCAGATATGCTCAAGCCCGTTAACGAATTTATTATGTCTCTGGAAAAGATAGCTGCTACAACAGAGATGCTTCATAATCTGAACAATACTTTAGCAGCGTTCAATAAAGTTCTCAATGGTGAGCTTGTTGCCCAGAAAAATTAAATATGGGAATCAGGGAAAATATTGAACTTGATGTTATTGGCAAAGTCGTCAACAAAACAGACAAACCGTGGAGTGATGAGTTTGTCGATAGAGTACGCTGGGGTGCGTTGAGCGCTATAACCGGAATGACTCTAAGAGCTGTACCGATAGTTTCAAGTCTTTTAAAAAAGAAAATATCTCTTAAAGACGCCTATAAGCTTAATAAGATTCCTGTTGCCGCTTTCGGACTTGCGGGTGTTCCTCTTGGGTGGAACCTTCCTCGTGTTCATAATAAATATCTTGAATACGCCCAGGGGCAGGCCACAAAAACCGAAGCGCAGGAAGCATATACAAAACTTACCGAAGAAGTCGAGGATACTAAAAAAAGATCGCCACTTTTATTTAAGAAAACACCACCTATATTCAAAAAAGAATCAAGTCTTCTCAGCAATGTAGCCAACGTTGGAGGAAGAACGGGTGGTTCAATTCTTGGTGGCGCTTTCGCAGCAGCAAAAAGAACTGGCGGACTCCTTGGAAAAGGAGTGTTGGGAACAGCCAAAACTGTTCCTACTGCTTCTGGGGGTATGAGAAGGACATTCGGCGGCGGACTTTACACCTGGGGATCAAGAATGGCCGTTGGTGGTGCGGCAACCGCAGGTGTTGTTGGAGCAAATAGTCTTTATCAATCGAAACGAAAGCTGTCTGGTCAGAATTACA